CTTGCGGTGTCACTCCCGGCGCGGTAGCAGTAGGATCGAAAGTAAAATTGGTCAGTTGGTTGTGTTGCGGCATGACTGTAGTCACGCCTACAATGTCGAATCCGATAAAGCCGAACTGGGGTCCGTTTGCGCCCTTGATAATGATCTGGTCAGCATCGCAGCTTATGCAATCCGCCATATCGATTCCGCCAGCCGTAGCGCGCGGTGTATGGCCCCAATAGGGACGGCCTAGCAGCGTCATGCGCGACATGTGGCAATTCACGCAGCGGCCCATCGCGAATGAATCTGAGTAGTCAGAAATCAGGCCGTCTGAGACAAAAACGTTCGTAGTCGGATTGAGGATGATCTGCTGTTGCGGTATTCCGCTTGCCCCTGAACCTGTTCCAGCGCTCAGCGCGACAGTAGGAGCAGGATCACCACCCACATAGTAGCCAGTCCCTTTGTTCGTCATCGTCGTGCCAATCCATACACCGTTACCGATTCCGACTGAGCATGTGGCAGGGGGGACAGTAATCGAGCCGCCGCCGCCCATTGTGCATGTTGGCGCGGTATAGCCCGATGTCACCCTTGTAAATTGAATAGAATTGACATAGAAAGTTACGACTAAGGTTAACTGCGGTGCGGTGACTTGCACTCCAGAAGTTAGAGTAAGCTGATAAGTTGTCTGCGATGCGAAGTAGCCATCGCCACCTACCAATGTTCCCACCTGGCATCCGGTAAGAGCACCCGCAGCAAACTGCGCTGGGCAAGTAGCCCCAGTACCACCCACCTGTGTCAGGGTAAGGGTGTCGGTGTTGGCATAGTTCTCACCAACATTCTTGACGCTGCATCCTGCTCCTGCTCCGGTTACCGGATCGACGCTTAGAACTACAAAGGCTCCTGTACCTGTAGCAGAGCTTGGTATACCAGTCACATAGCCAGGGCGATAACTATTTCCGCCAGTAAACGAGCAGGAAACAAGTCCGCCACCGCTATATGTTCCGATAAGCGTTCCGCCAACGCCGGGCTGGTTGTTCCATATCAGAGTGCCAACAGGAGACCCCGTAAACGAGCCACCGTTCTGAACGAGGACCGAAGTGCCTTGGCCAGAGATGGTTGCCGAGGCAGTTGTGTTCTTACCTGTAGAATCGGAAATCTTTATCCAAGGCGGACCAGTGAAATCATGCGCCGTAGTCAACAGGGTCAAATTGTTCGGCACGCCGTTCGCGATGATGGGTGTGCCTGTAGCCTGTATTCCGCCTGCATGCGGCGCAGAGAAGGTTAGAACTGCTGAACCGTTGGTTGGATATGCAGTACCACCATTGGCAATCGAGGTTCCACCGATGCCGTTGGCATAAACACCGCCTTCATCGATTGACCCAGCTTCGCAGCCAAAATTCGGGTTAACCGTATCGCAGTGCTCAACCTTGAAGTCATGTACCCATAGATTATTGACCGACCTGAAGTCGAACGGCCTGCTCATGCCATTCTCAAACGTCACGTTCCACATGCGAATGTCGCTTGTGGACGCTCCGGTAGGATCGCTCTTTACCTCAGCATAGAAGCAAGTCAACTCAGGACAGTTTTGCCCGGAACGGTTACCGTCGAAGTAGATGTCATGGATGTTGATGTACTTCGATGGCTGACGCAGATACAGCAGCGTCTGGATGTTTGTGCCTGTGCCGCGGAAGAAGTTGCATGGCTGCCCATTGACTCCGCCGAAAATGTTGAAGTTGGTAGCCTGAACATCAATGACACCAGCAACCTGGCCTTGGTCCTGTCCGGTGAAGTTGAATGTCGTTCCCGAGCAATCGATGGTTACGTTGTTCTGGGTAACTTGAAGCTGTGTCGTCCAGTTTCCCGTTAACCCCTGTGTCCTTACTACCTGCCCCGGACCAGCGGCTGCGATAGCATTGAACATCTGCTGACCCTGATCCGTACCGGGCTCAAGGAATGCCCACACGCTGCCATTGACACCAAGTGCGTTCAGGTTATGAGTGGTTGGATTGATGGTGATGTTTGGGTCAGAGGTCAGGAAGCCGCCCGGACCATAAGCTTGCACCGAATAGTTCGGCAGGTGCGGGGTAGCACCGCCAAACGGTACCGGAATGTACTGCGATGACCCGACATCCCACACATAAGGAAGGATGACGGCAGTACGCTCATCCAGGATCGTGACGTTGATATTGCCCTGTGCTGCGGTAATCATTCCCGTCACGCCACCGTAGGTGGCCCAGTCCGGGGTAAGCACTATAACAGCATGGATTGCCGAAGCGTTTGCGTAGTTGATTGCCTCTTGCAACCCAGCAGTGGCCGACTTCAACGAAAAGCTGTAGTGCGTGTTGACTGGAGTGACGGCAATCGAGCACCCACTGCCCGTATTCGATACGCTGGTTGGCGTTACCGTCTCATTTAGCGACGGATTGGCATCAACAATCGTTACGGGAGTTCCAACCGTAAACGCATTGAACGTGACACCGTTAGCTCCAATGCGGCATTGGCTAGGTGACCACGAGAATGGTCCGTTGTTGCCTTGCGGTACAGTCCACGTAGCGAACTGGCTGGCATAGAGTGTGCCAGCATAATTTGCGCCCTGAGCATGGACGTTTCCGGCCATACCCAGGACGACCGCGGCAATCAACAGCAATCGGGAGAAGAGTTTCATTTGAGAGGGGTTTATACGTGTGCTACAGGCGTATCTTGCCAGTGCTCCGAGAATGGATTGCGACGAAACTCGGGATGCTTTCTAAGTTCCGCCGCAATCACTTCGGGCAGCTTGCGTATATCTGGTTGGAAGTTGCTATACAGCTCTTCAATCATCAGATCGCAGATTTGCTTGGCAACTTCCAGTGCTCGGTCGGTCATGATTAAGCCAATCCCAATTTGAACTGCGTAATGATTACGGCATCGCTAGAACTGACTGCTCCGCCGCTAACATTGGTTAGCGCAACTTCGAGGTTGACTTTAATATCTGATTGGTTAGTGGCAGCATAACCTGTTGCGATGCCGGGATTAGCTGTCGGGGAGGATACAATACCAAGCTCTGTCCACGGCGATGCTCCGCCCGCTGGATGTGCCCTATATCCTATGAATAATTCGCCGACTACAGAGTCCCATATTGCATTGAACTCTATAGCGAATGAATAATCCCCATTAAAGCCATCGGATACGGCTAGAGCGGGAACTACTGTGGTTGATCCATTGCTGGTTAAAGCAACTTGCGCATTGATCGATGCAAGTTCCGAAATGAACTGTACGCGACCTGAAACAATTATCTTTAGGAGCTTGCCGTCAACAAGTTCCGCTGATGGCACCTGAAGTACGGCGACCCCACCGGAAGATAGCTGGAGGGTTTTCCACGCTCCCGAAGTAAACTCCGAAAGCGTGGCCAGTTGTGAACGATCTATTTCGGCAAGTGAACACATTTGTTCTTTTGTTCCTATCGGCAGTTATATTGAAATACGTAGGTGGTTGTAGAGGCAGCTAGCGCGGTTGCCGATGCCGTATAGACATAAGTTGCTGGCGGTCCGGCTGTCGACGTGGTTGCTCCACCCGTATAGGTCGGGGTGCCCACTGAAGTAGTTGTGCAACTTGGGGCATATTGGAATCCTCCATTAGCAACAGATGCGAATGTTGCCGTATACACAACTGCACTTGCGGTTGGGGTAGTGCCCGTGCTTACGCTAATAAGCCCGCTTGCGCCTGTACTGCCAGCCAATACGGTTGCTGTTCCACCTGTACCTGCCCCAGCTCCAGGTGCAACTGTTGGTGCTGGTCCACCCACAGACTGCGAAGTGTAGCTAGTGCCATTCCACCTGTAATAAGTGAATGGTGACGTGGTGTTGTCTACCAAATAGGCCGCAGCGTTGCCCTTTGCGGCGGCAATGATAGCTGCTGGTGTGGTTCCAGGAATGCTTGCTGCCGCTGTATACCAGTTGCGATCAAGCCAGACCACGGCTGCATAGGCAGTGCTTGAGGGAATCTGGTTCAGAACTTCCTGAAGGCCTGCGGTGCCCGATACCAGCCTGAAACTATAATGCTGGTTAGCAGGTGCTACGGTTACGCTGCACAGGCTGCCCGTCTGCTGTACCGCAGATGGTGTCACGCGCTCGCTGTTGGCAGGTGTGGCATCAAGGATCAGGATGGGAGCATTAATGTTGAAGGCGAAGAAGGTAGCCGGGCTGGGGCTGGGGACCTGGCAGATTGTTCCGGGGTAGAAGCTGTACGTATTGGCTGTCTGGCTCTGCACTGCCCACTGGCCATAATCGGAAGCGTAATACCATTTCTGCGGAAAGGTTTGCGATGTGGTCTGCGCGAATGCCGGAAGCACGCTCAAAGCGAGCACCGCCATCGCAAGGATAGCTTTGCGGAATTTCATTTTGTTCTCCTTGAGTGGCTTTGGGGTATTTATAGTTCGATCAGCGAAGCGATCGCGATGTAATAGCTGTAGGTAATGCCAACGGCTGGAGAGATAGCTAAATGTACAGCGTGTCCAGCCTTCGCCTTAATTGTGAACGCATAGTTCTCATTGCTAAGGCTGAACGATTTCGATCCAATATCGTCGGTCCACGAAACTGTCGGGCTTGCATTTCCTGATCCAGAGGTTGTTTCTCTGTAGACGTTGACCTGTAACAGTTCGTCGTTTTGCGGTGTGTATATATCCTGCGAGATCGACGTTGTTTCACCTACAAAACTCTGGCTGGCCACTATAGTTGGAACGCTTGCTGACATATTTCTCCCTGTTTCCTGAAGGCTTGATGGACTATCTTGTTTATTGAATTGCCTGACAATAGGCCTGTTCGGTATTTCCGGTGGCTCCGCCCTGTAGGGCGGAGGTCCAGTATGTAACTTGAGTGGATGTCATGCTGCTAATTCCCATTACCGCCCGAGTCATGCCCGTGCTATCTGCGCCCCCAGAGAATCCAGCTTGATATGGCATACAAAAGGCTAGATAGGAGCCTACGATGGTGCGGTCCCAATTCTGAGTTCCTATACAAGAGATATCGGTAGATGAATGTCCGATCATCGTACAGGTGGTGAAGGTGCCCGTCACGGCTACAACAACATGCGGACTTCCTATTCCGCTAGCTATAGCCGTTACACGCCCAAATACATCCACGGACATAGATGATGGACTGGTATAGCTTCCTGCGGTTACGCCGGAGTTAGCCAAATCCACGGTGGTCTGCGCCGGACTAGCCGAATCACTCAGCGTGAATCGTGGCGTAAAGTTTAGTGTAGGCCGCTGTGTCTGCGCCGTGCCATTCGATGCAACCGTTTGATAGAAGCTGGCTACCGAGGTTAGGCAATTGATCCATGTATCTGGCCCGCTTGCCCCACCTGATGCCAAGCACTGTCCCGCCGTGCCCGATGTGCCATTCACCAAATACCCAAGGTTGGAGTTGATGAAGCCGTTGCGCACGTCGACGGGATATGCGGGCAGCGCTGTGCCTACACCGATAGAGCTTGTATTGAGCAGGCTATAGCCCGTCAGGTTAAGCGAACCAGAAATGCTTTGCGTGGCATGGTTGAGCGGCGAAGCAAGGATTGGGACAGGATAGGTGACTACGCCGTGATAGTAAGGCAGGCCGTTTGACAGGTTGATCGTCGTGTTCGGCCCCAGCAACTGCCACAGCATAGGGTAGCCAGGCAGCGTGTTTCCCGATGGATCGCTAAGCGCAACGTTGTAGCCAGTGCCCGTAGGCCAGCCGGCATCGTTGGCTATTTGCTTGCAGACTGAGTTGTTGGAGGTAGGAAGACTGGCTCCGCTGACGAGGGGTACTGATTGTACATACGGACTGGTTCCAACTGTAGACCCCTGAAGGGATTCTCCGCCCGATACCGTTCCAATGTAGACTCGTATACCCAGTACGCCGCTAGGCAGTCCGGCGATGGGATCGGCGACCGAGAGTTGGCCCGTACTGGTAAGCTGAGCGACTGTCTCAGGGCTTGGAAGCGTCTCGGACGAGGCGATGTAGAACGTGTACCGGACATAGTAGTTTCCAGGGGTCAGTGTACCACTAAACCCTGGAGTAACTACACTTTGCTGGAGTGGATTTGGGATGCCAACCACTGATCCATCCACGCTTGTAGCGCAGAATGTGGCTGTATTTACGGCTACTCCCGTACCGGCCACAAAGAAGATTTGGGATGGGGTAAAGCTGATGGTGTAGTTCGAGGCGGGTAGGCCGTTCGAAGCTTGGAGATTTCCGGTAAGAGTTGCGTACTGTGCATAGACTGGTGCGGTGAGCGCTAGCATGGCTAGCAAGAGCTTACGAATCAAGCACGTCTCCATTACCTAAAATGTTGTCGGCCACTTTTCCCTGATACGCTTGCACGCCAGCAGAGATGGCCACGCCAAGCTCAAATTCATTGCCCAGCGCCGAGTAGCCAACCTCGATGTTGCTATCTCCAACTGGCCGACTGTAAGAGGCGAAGATTGCGCTCAGTCCATATTCCTCAATGACAGATTGAACAAAGGCTTCGACCCTAGCTTCTACTGTCATTTACGTTTCTCATACCACGCGATGGCAAAACCAATTGCGGCACCGAGAAGCAGAAAAGAGATCATGCCGTACTCCTAGTTTTGCGGTGAGGACAAGTAGGCGTTAATTCGCTCGATTACGTTACCCGATATAAGGTAACAACCCCAGGGTGGCCACCCCTTTACCGCAAACTCAAATGCTCAGTATTCTTTCTCTAGATTCGGCAAACGTTGGAGCGTCTTTCAAATTGATTCCATTGCGTCTTGCCCAATCTGCGGTATCGCCTGCGAAAGGCAGTGATCCCTTAGACAGGAGGCCGTGATCCCATGCGTATTGAAGAGTTGCATCCTTCTCTTCGCGGCTAAGCTCTAATCTGGCATCACACGCTAGACATTTGCGGTAGTCTTTCTCGAGAAGGGGCATAATCCTGCGCGTTTCCCTGTGCTCGCACGTCATGCCAGCACCAGCCCCGACTCCTTCAACGCTTGCCGTCTTTCAGCCTGCTCGTAAACCTCGCGCTGCGCGTCAGCTTGCTTTTGCTGCATGTCAGCCTGAAGAGCTATCTGCCTGTGCTGTAGCGCGCTATTCATCAGCGAGATAACTGCGGCGTGGGTATGCAGAGGCAATTCCTCAAGCTCTTTTGTGAGCTTCTTGGCAACGCCAAAGAGTGTGCTGCTGTCCGGTGTTTCACTCATACTTAACCATCCTTGGGTCGGCATCTAAATCCTTAGCCATCGCCACATTGAAGGCGGCGCGGCCTTCCATTGTTTTTGGGGCAGCATCACTTCTTGCGAAATCTACTAGCCGTAGTCCCCGCCAATTAGAGTTTGCAATGGCACGATCTCTAATATCTTGTGGCATAAAGGAGTTTCCGATGAAACCAGTAACTACCTGCATAGCATCCGGCTTGCCATCTGGCCGATTGATTCCAGTTGGGTAGTAGACCATCAGGTCTCGATCTATTGACTTATGGTTGCTCCGCTCCCAGAATCCACCAGGAAGATTGCCGTCTACTACGTAAGCTCCAGACGGCAAAGCTGCATCTATAGCCTCTCGTATCTTGACGGCATCTCGCGGGTATATCAGTGTTTCAGATGTTTCAGATGTTTCAGTCATGGTCTTCATGTCCCTTGCGGTTCTCGTAAGCTTCTAGCCAGTCCAGCGCCAAGTTTGCAGTTACAACGATTGAGGCCAGGATCGCGATCAGTCCGATGAAGATGCAGTCGGCGATGGTCATAGCTCTCCCCGATTCTCCCAAGCCCTGAACGAGCACTCCGGCCCACATCTAAGCTTCCGGCCATCCGTGCAACTCTCATCAAGCTTGCGACGGTGCTCGGCCAGCAAGTTCAGGTTCATGCGCCCGCATTGACCACAGCGGCGATACTCAACTTTCGTAATTTGTGGGAAGCCGCCCGACTCCACATCCATCCGCGCCAGTATGCGCGCCAGGCCAGCTTGCAGCCATACATGATCTTCCGAGGCTGACATCTCGCGAATCGAGTGCTCGTAAGCCCACTCGGGTATAGCCAGCTCGGTTGTCATCACGCAGTATGCAAAGGTGCGTCGAGCGGTCTTGATGCCCCGTTCACGCTTCTCTTTACGAATACGAATACGCTCTGAGCGTTGCGTCTTCTTCCAGGTAGTAGGCATTACGAGTTCCGGCTTACCCGTTCGGTCACTGACTCGATCATCTTTATCTGAAATTCACCAAAAACGCGTTGGGCCTTAACAAGTTTTATCCAGACCAATAGCAGGCAATAAAACAGGTCTTTCAATGTCTTCATACGGCAAAACTCGGGCTCTTGCCGCGCAACAGCTTGCGCCGGTCCGCCTCTTTGCGATGCTCGCGCGCCATCCGCGCTTCCTTCACATCGCCGTAGTATGCGCAAGATGAATGGTCCAACTCAAGCAGCTCCCTGAACTCAGTGAATGCTTCCGGGTCAGTCATGATGCGCTGCGGAATCTCAATCATCTCCATGCAACCGAGACACTCGAAAGCGTTCAACCGCTCGTGATGGTACATCGGGCACTTTATGGGTACTTGCTGATTTGTGGCCATTTTGGTCTAAATTGAAGCTCTACGATGACTTATGAGGCGTTCGCAGGTACTCGGATAACCCATAGCACCTGACTTTTGTCAGAGAATATACATCGTGGTCAAATACTCGTCTTCGGCAACAAGTGCTTGCCAATTGACTTCCAAGTCGCGAACGACCGCAAGATACTCTTCCTCGTTCCGCGTATCGTCCAAAGCGATCAAGTCTCCGCGGACCAGCTTGATCTCTTTCTGTTCATACTGTCCCAGGGAGTCATCGGAGTACGCATCGATGCGACCGCGTATATCTTCTACTTCGGCTACTGCATGCTTCAACTCAGCCGAAGGCGCAATGGCTTCTACTTCAGCCCTGCTCGCTACATGATGGCAGGAAAGCATCAGGCTGGATGCAATCAGTAGTGCCGGTAACAGGACTATCTTGTGCTTCACAGTTCACCACCAATCCGGTGTAGCGCCTTGCGGTAGCTTCGTACTCCACCCTCAAAATCAATGAGTAGCCATCCAGCCACAAAGCAGCACCACGAGTACGGCAGGATGCGGCAGCAATTGTTCAGGATCGCATTCACCAGCCAATCTCTCATCGCCGGCCAACTCCAGGCACAAGCTGCATCGTTGGTCCGCCCCATGCGCCGCACATCTTCTTCTGCCAGGTTCGCGGATCGCGCCACCTGATAGCGTTCTTGCCTTTGCCAATCCACTCCACCGCTCCGGTAGCTACAAGTTCTAGCGCCTTGCTGCGCGTGAAGTGTGTTCTGCAACATCCCACACATGAGCGGATATGCTGGCCCTCAAGGTGTCCGGCATTCTCACGGTCAACCACACATACCGTGCGGCGCTCGAATGTCTCAGGACTACGACGGATAGGCGTAGAAGCGTTGGCTGTTGGCATCGGCGCTCTTGAATTTGTATTTCGTCGGAAGTCTTGCAGGTAGTGGGCAGAGACTATGGGCTAGTCTCTCAATCCTCAACTGGCTATTTCGGCGGCCAGTTTCGCTACCAGGATTCGGTGGATTGAACCAAATCTGGCAATTTCTCTAGTTCTCGCGTATCTAGTAATCTAAATACTTGCCGTTCTACTAATTCTCTACTTCTTCTTACTACTTGTCCTTATGAGTACTTCACGCGACTTCAGTCGAGAGAATTTACTATCCACAAAAACTATTTTCCCAACCCTTCTTTCTTTTAATCGATCTCTTGGGCAATTGTCAAGACCAAATCGATGCCTGGCACACTTTTTTTCCATGATCCCTTACGAATCACGATAATTTTGTAGATTGCGGCTACGGCGCGCAGCTTGAGGATCGAATTCTTTCTGGGACTTCTATTGTCGATCTCTATTGCGATGGAAACTCCTTGTTTCCAAGCAAATAGATCGACTCTGCCTCGCGAGCACAGTTTTCCGTTGTTACGCGTATAGAGAATCGGTCCATATTCTCTTCTGGCTCTAAACCCTTTTGCTATCAACGCTCTGTGTATTTTGGAATGTACGGAGCCCACATCATCATCAAACCGTGTGGATTCAACGGCGGCACAAATCTCGTCCAGCGTTGGTATTCCTGTAGATTCTTCAAGCCGCCGAGGGCCGATTACTGGAAGGAAATCCACCAAAAATTTATAGCATTAGGCGCGAGGTTTGTCTACTCAACAGATGAATTTGTGGTGAGAAATTTATTGCCAGGGATTTTTCTTGATTCCGATCTGAGACTCGTAAAGCGAGGCTAGGCTTCGTGTTTGCATCGCCACATCAGCGCTTTCCCGCTTCGCTGCTGACCAGTTATCAACTGTTTTTGCCGCCTCATCCATGCTCTTGCGAAGAGCCTGAATACGGTCGCCAACCGGCATCGTGACACTCGTAATCTTGCCGTGGGTAATGGCGGCAGTAGCGCCGCTTCCATACTTAGTCTCGACGACGGATATCCCATCATCTCCGTACATGCTTGCCGGCTTCTCGTAAAGCTTGTGCCAGTACACCCAGTCCCAGGCGTCTTCAAGCTTATCGTGGACCCATATCCAGAGCTTTCGTTTCAGCATCATGGCTTCTTCCTCTGTTTACTTTTCCTACTAAATACCCAAAATCTTGAATCTTCTGGAATCCATAATAGGGCACCCACGAATAATCCCAACCCAATTCCGATACACACATACAGCATTACATCCTGCCAGATCACAGCTTCTTCCCCCAGCCATCCATCTTGCGCAGAAGCTCGTCCATGTCTTCTTCGTGCGTAGGGATGTGGTGCTTGGCCAGCTTCTCTCCTATATGAAGCGCGTCGAGTTCCAGCTTAGCCTTCACCGCATCCGTCTCGGTAGCTTTGCTTGTTCCGAGGAAGAGATAGACATTGTTGACGGCATGCGCGAGTGCGTCCAGATTCTCCCATTCGGCATTGTTGAGCTGAACATGGTCGAGGACATTGACAATAGCTTCCTGGGCTTCGAAATACTCATAGCGCGTGAGTCCAATCGGTCCAGCGTCCCAGAATTTGCAGCCATAGTTCGCAGATGGTTCAGGTGCGCGGCAGGTATTGACTGGAGGAAGGAATGGAGCCGCTGGCAGATCGTAAACTATGATATCCGGGTCTGGATGCGGCGTAATTGGCACAAGTGTAGGCAGCTCGCACGCCAATAATTTACCGCGTTTAAAAGCGCAGTAATATCCGGGATGATGAGGGTCCGGGGAATACTGATCCCACGGAACCTCCGGGCCTACAAGGACGCAATTAGCTGTTTTGTTGTTTGCTCCGGGACATACAGGTAGTTGCTGTCCCCACGCTGTGCCCGCCAGCAGCAATACCGATAGTAGTATTCTCATTTCATCTCCCGAAGTTGAGCTTGAATTTTAAGCGCCATCAAATACTCCTGATCCACTTCCTCTTGCCGATAAGGTTGCATGTTCCGAACGAATAGCGATGATCTGTAGTTCAAAACTTCTTTCATTTCTTTGGGAGTTAAAACTCGCGTAACAAGAGCATCAGCCAATTCAGATTTGTGTTGCTCCTGGGCATACAAGTCTTGTTCCGATTCAACGTCTTCTTCCCACCGTCCCTTGCGGTCTTCCGGTCCGTTATCGTTCGGCTTGCAATAAAAGTATTGAAGTCCGTTAGTCGATCCTCCCGTTGTTTTGGGATCGCACCACTGCGCGTCTTCCTGAACAGGAATCTGCCAAATCCCACTAGGATTCGGAGTGGAGCTTTTCTCCATTTTTGGCGATGCACATCCTATCGTGCCAGCCAGCAGCAGTGCGATGATGATTGGTTTCATGATTGATCCTCTTTCTTCATTTGCAACTTATACAAATGTGATGGTCACACTTGCGGCAAATAAGCAGGCGTCCGCGATGCCAGCATTTGCAGCAAACATATAATCCAGGAAGTAATTTTTCTTTCATGGTTGATCCTCTATTTCTCTTTCGGCGTCAATTCGGAGGGCGAATGGAACTGCATCTTCAAGTGGGATTCCAATACCACTCACTTCATCTATTGCTATTTCCCATCCATCATATTTTCCTTCTTTCGTGAAAAAATGAGACATTCCAGTTGAAGTTTTCAGGCAATCTAATTCTGTGCCACGATGGATAGTTATAGGTTCAGTTAGAACAATGGTTTCGATTCTGTCATCGCAACGTTGTATTCTGATATTCATGGTTTATCCCCTTTCCCGGATACATTCTCCATCAGGTTTAGACGGTGGAATTTTATCTGGATCAAAGCTTCCGTGGTCTTTGCGGGAATAAGCGCATAGGGATTGTGTTCAAGCCCGCAGAAGCAGCATACTTCGACGCCATATAACTTGATTAGCCCAGTCCCAGCTTTGATCTTTTCGTGCCAGCAGTGTTTCATTTCTCTCTCCCCGGCTTTGACTGAGCGCTAGCATCTTCTTTTTTAAATTCCACATGTTCAGCATAGTTAGCAAGCGTCCAAAAGCATGCGCTAGCTACAGCGAGTAACTTTGGCCCCCAAGAACCATAGGGAATTCTTCCCTCCATAAAACATTGCATCATCTCTACGATAAGTAGGAATGCGAAACATCTACATGTAATTGCAAATATAGCTATCATTTTTCCCCTCGATATGCCGCGCAGCATTAGTGATTGCCTCCCAATAGCAATGACAGGGCTTATTCATCCCTTCTTCTCTGTTTCTGAATTGGCGAGTGTATATAGTCGATTCGCATGGTTAATCATCACATCCACTTGGCCAGAATAGGCAGACATGCCAGCCTCTGCATTGCAGGCGCTGTTGAAGGCTATCTTCGCGCCTTCGTATTTGGATTTCCAATCGGCTATTACCGCATCCCGCTCTTCCAACTGTTGTTCAAGCAGCGCCATCTTGTTCCGCACATCGAATTTTTGCAGCACGGATTCCTGTACATCAGCCTGCTCGCTCCACACCGTATTCTGGAATTTGTTCAACTGTTGTTCAAGTTCCCGTATTCGCGCTTTATAGTCAATTACAAAATCTTTTGCATGGCACAATGCCGATATAACGGCGTCAGATTCGAGATGATTTATACGTGCCCAACCCATCACCATATTTATCCAGCCGATAGCGGGATCATCTGCATCACAATCACATGGCCCCGGCTCTTCCGCAGGAGCTATGCTAGTAGAACAGTCGGAAGTATGAAACTCCTTACCGCTCTCCTGCTTAAAGCGGTCTGCTTTTTCTTCGCGTGTTTCCTTAGGGCCTACTTTCAGGCCGAAGCTTTCTGCGTAATAGTGTTCGCTTCCGTCATGTTTTGGTGCAACAGACTTTACATCGTGGATGGGATCGCCTTCAAAGCGATTGCAAAAACTTCTTGTGCTGGGAGTGTATCGAGCACAGATGACACTTCCATAACCATTCCCGCTAGATATAAACTTATGCTTTTCCATGACTCTCCTCTTTCTTCTCTCGCGCCAGAATTGCTTCTATAGCGCCTAGCTCGCTAAATGCCCTATTCTTGGCCCATGCTGTAAACTCTTCGCGCCATTTAGCCGTAAATATCCCTTGAAAAGTGATCCTGCAATTACGCAGCGCATGCTCTAATTCTAGGACGCGTTCGCGCTGGGTACGGGCGTAATCTACCAGATCAATCTCTAAAACATCGGCTACGTCCAGAATTGCCTGCTTCCGAAATTCAGTCATAGATGATTTCAACCATTTCTGCCTGCGTATAGCGCTTGAATACGATTTTGATTTCATCGTTTTCTTCCATAGAATCCAAATCCATATACAGCGTGTCGATAGCCTCTTGGATGGATTTACATACCCAAGTATCCACCCCATGGCCTCTGGCGGTAGCACCGTCATGAATTTCGAATACTTCCGTTGTTTCGCTCATAGAACCTCCGTCTTGGCTAGGGCCTCACAGCGCCTGCATAAAATTATTTCCCGTTCTCTCTTCCCGGATACCGGCCTATACAAGCAATTACACGGAGACTGCAATAGCGCATCCCGCAACATCTCTATCGCCGTGCACAAGTTAGGAGCTGTATCGGCATCGCAATATAGGGAGCTATACCGTTTCTCCGCTCTCTGCTCTAAGCTAAGTTCGTTCCGCATCACTTCCAACCTTTCAGGATCAATCGCCCTAAAAAATAGGCGAAGATAAACGCCATAGCCATTTCAACTACTTCTTTAGTATTGGCGCTCATGGTTGCAACTCCTTCCCGGCCTGCTCCAGCCAAACATTTTTCAGATGTATAATTCCTTTTTCCGTTAGGGGATATCCGGCACACGATGTCCCTATTGACAGCACCAGCGCCCTCATCGCCACCTTCTCGCGGTGCTCGGCTGCGATTAGCGATTTCTCGCAATCTGCCAGCTTGGGCTTCAGCGTATTTAACATCAATTCTGATCTACCAGTGGTCATGGCTTTCAATTGTTCCTGTAACTCTCTCACTTCGCGGATGAGACGCAGAGATTCTCTACCAGTCAATCCTTTGCCTAGTTTTAATATTCTGAATTTCCACGCATCCAACTCTAGCTCGCTAATGCTCATGGCTTCTCCGCAACTTTCCCGTTTACCACTTCCAATTCCAAGAAGGATCAAAGAAGAAGTTTAATATCGCTCCCGTCAACAAACCTAAAAGAAGTGCCCAAGGTAGAAACTCCCTGCGTATCCTCATTGCTCAATCCCTTCAACCAGCGGAACAGGATGCACAGCCTTTTGCTCCATCTCTATGCAGTCAACCACGCGATCCGGCAGTTTTGCGCAGCAGATACATGCAAATCGATTGCACTCCCCACAGCTTGGCTCTATGCTTCGGATGTAATCGGCTAGTTGCTCCAAGGTTTCATAACCGGGGCACACAGAGAAATCAAATCGCGTGTAGATAATAGTCATCCAGCGATCGCCAAAGGAATTCTTCGATTCAAGCCACGGCCAATAATCGGATATCCAGGCGGCGCGATCTCGTAGATCATCCATGATATTCAATATGCCAATCGTACTCTGTGGTATCCCAACAGCATTGCCGGCGGCTCCGAGTGCGCATGAGTTCCAATCTCCGGGAACCATTTTGCAGGTTGCCGCACCTAACATCATTGCTTCACTTAGTTTCATATTCAATTCCCCCTCCGATGTACTCCTGTAGCTGCTAGTCGTCATTTCTGAGCGTGGAGCCATCGTTCATCGCGAATCCCGGCGAGCCTAATTCCCATGGTCCCTGCGTATGTTTCGCTTGTGTCATTTTCTTTTTCTCCTGTGCGTGCCCGGTGCGGGCGGTTACCTGACCTGCTTCCAGCCGCATGATGAAGTACCGCGCATGATGGCATAGCTTCGTCCTGTGTAGCCATTCCCTTCTGTGCAATGCGTTTCCATGTGGCGAAGCGTGCGAATTCTTAATCTGGCATCGCTAAGGGAATCAAATACATGAAGGGTTTCTTCTATGCCGTCTATCGAAGCGGCAATCGCATACTTCACGTCAAGTGATGAAGTCCGCATCTCAATCTCCTATCAACCTACAGGACCACTACTGGATATCCGCAAGCATCGAACTCTGGTTCGAGTACCCACATTTGGCCTAATTCTTCGATTACGGCTAACGTGGTTTCTACGTCGGTTATGTCTATGTCAATCCACGCTATTGGTAGAACTGGCATACCGTTCCAAGTTGCAGGCGCAAATTGCGTAATCTGTCTTGGGTCAATCAATCTGCTGGGGTCTAACATTTGGCTATCCTCCACTTTCAGACTGATTCTCGCGCTTGTCTTTGAAGTCCGCATTGACTTGGATCATCTTTCTTCACTTTTACTGTACAGCATTTTGTACACGGAAGAATATGTTTGTCAACACAAATCGCGTAGCTGATGAATTATTTTGTGCTGCCTGACGCGGCGAATTCCTTGCCTGCCTCAAAAGCGGCGATGACTGCCTTATTGTGTTCTATAGTCGTAGAATTGCGGTAGGTAATTGGCCAGAGAAGGCCTTTTATTTCATTCGGCAATTCTAGCTCTGGCGCAAGGAACATGAGGCCCCGCCATTCGGCTATGGGCGTACCTAGCGCTATTGCATCGATATCTTTCTCCTGAAATATACCGCTATCCTTTATGGTTCGTTTGGCCGCAAGAAAATTTACATAGAGCTTCTTGCAATCCACGATGGATGGGGCTGTAATGGCTGGATTGTCGGTAAGCCATTCGACGGCTGGCAATAGTAAATCGCGAATAAAGTCATCTCCCTGGCTTGCACCCCATATTTTGCATTGTCTATCGCTGATCGCTTTAATCATTCCCTCTGGCACTACTAGCTTTCTTTCCATATTTCCCCCAGGAGTTGCATATTTTTGTTTAGTTCTGCATGAACATGAATATCTCGGTGGTGTAGGGAAAATGAATCAGATTCGACTCTTTGCACTTCTCATCTCCGATTACTAGATTTTTGTATCCGGTAAATCACTTTACCTGTCACCAACCGCTTACCGCTGCCGCGCCTTGACCCATTCCACCCAAAACTTGCCCTTGAGGGCTTCCATGTCCCTGTTGTGCTGTCCCTGGAGGCTCTCGGTTTCCCGGCTCCAGAAGTGTGGATGATTTTCCTTGATGCGTCTCAGCCCATCCTCGCATTTGCCGTGGCCGAAGGTTTGCAGGGCGCGCTCCAGGTATGCGGGTAATACAGGCGCTGGAATCTCAGGGAGTAATTCTCCCTCAACCCAAACACGATCTGATCCTTGGAATTCCCACGATCCTGGCACCTTGCGCGATTGCCTGTCTTTCCATTCGACAGTGTGCCGTGGAAGGCCGGCAAGAAGCATATTCCACTCTTCATCAAACTGATTTACGTAGATGTACTCAACGATTTGCGCCACGGACGGCCATGCCTTGATCTCCATCTCCGCCCTCGTGAAGGCTTGCGTCAATTGTTCTGGGGAAAATTGTTCCAGGTTGTCTGCCCATATGTGCAATAATTGAGCGTCTATTTTCGTCTGTAGAACTGTCATCAGACGTGCTTCCGCTGCCAATAGCTGGACCCTCCTTGAGTCCGGCGAGTTGAACAGCTTCCTGTAGCGCATTTGAGTTGTGCTCGGTTGTTGGGGTATTTCTATTTCGTTTGCCATTGTTTTCTCCTGGTACCAATCCGTAGCTGTTGGTCATTGCCTTTTCAAGATTCTTGTCGTTTTCTATGAGCCAATCGAAAGTTGCGGTCCAGCCTCGATCATTGTCTCCGCGAAGATGAGGTTTTACGGTGCACCATTTGATTGCCTCTATAAACCTACTCAGGGTTAGTCCTTCGTGTACTCGGCTAGCTAATTTCTTACGCCTGGAGCTTGTAAATTTTTCCACCTTTGGCAAAAATCCTGACAACCGATTCCACGTTTCGGGAAAAACCGCGAGATGATCGCTGGTCGACTCAGACGACAAGAGCGTAAGCTCTTCTCTGTTCTGTATCTGTTCTGTATCTGTATCTGTATCTGTATCTAGGGCGTCACTCTTTGTTTCATCGCCGTCACTGTGACTCTTATGTGACGTTCTCTTCCGTTCCCGATATCTCCTCGTCCGCTCCGTACTACTGTCAGATATAAACTGTCTCCTGTTCCAATTAAGGATGTTCCAGCCATCATCTATAAAGCCTTTGTCGATAAAAACACTCTTTGTTTTACCTAACTCTTCGTCACTGATGCGCCAACGAAACGCTAGCTCCTGTTCGCTTAACGTCACAAGAACGTCACTGCATTTATCACAAAAAAGCATCACGAGACGGCGCTGCATAGCCTCCGTCATCATTTGGACTTTGGGATCGTGCGAAAACTCGGAATAAAAACGGAACCAAGTATTAGCCATTTAAACAAGAGCCTCCTGCCATATCCATATAAAATCTCCAAAGCAGACGAATCCCATCGCGTCAAACTGACTTCTTGGCGTGCGGAAATGTTCGCGTGACCTTCGTTTGGCATTAGATAAGGACGGATGGGGCCGATTTGGGATCGGCCTCTCACCCCTACCACGCGAACGGAGGCATCCAGGGATCAGGCTGGATACCACAAACTGTATTTTGTCTCCACAAATCTGTCAAGGCGCGATCTATGAAAACTTTTACGGGATTGACAATTTAGATTCTCGCGCTATCCTTGGGGTCATGCTGCGCCGTCACATCTTGCCGCTGGTGGCTATACCCTATCTCTCCCTAGCGTTCCTACTGGCAGCCTATGTGCCGTGGACATATAGGTTGGGTGCGGTCTATCGAGTATCTAAGGGCTATGCCTGGTTGTGGCACGGGCCGCTGAACTGGATGGGGCGGAATGCTTACCCAGACTTTCATGTGATCCTGCTTGAGCAGTTCGCGCTTCTCATGTGCGCGCTCGCAGGTTATTTTGCAGCTACCTTCCTGTATGACCTCTTCTCCTAACTATTTTCTCACCGCTTATTGCATTTTGTACACGGTTATGGCAGCATCTTAATGTCTGTGGCGGCGTGGAAATCGGTGGCTTGCGAGGGCTGAAAATCCAAGGACACGCTAACAAGTTGGTATGACCGCAAATCTTCCAACAAGGACTGGGAACATGGTGTCGCTCTTGAATGCAAAAGTAAAGAGGGCTCGTTCGATTCGAGCACCCGGATAGTAGGTATCGAATCCTACCCACAGACAAAGTTTTACCAGGAGAAACCGTACCATGAGACTTGCCGCAATACTCATCCTCGCGCTAGGCTCCGCAGCCTTTGCGCAGAATCCACCCGCTACACCAGCTCTTATCCAGCCTATTCAAGTTGAGGTTGCGCCCAAAGCACCATATGACGCTACTGGCGCGCGGCTTTATGTCGAGACAGAGAAAAATCTTCAGCTCCAGGCCACAATTATCCAGAAAGACGCCACAGCCCAGATGCAGCCATTGCAGACGCAATACGCAGAGCAAGAAAAGAAGCTGGCTGAGTGGATGGCCGAAGTCAAGAAAGCAAATGGCTGGGGAGACGACTATTCCTACGACCGCGAGCATAACGTCTGGAAGCAAACAGTCAAGTCGGCAGAAAAGAAGTAGCTAAGGCGGGCCGTGTCTCATGCGGCCCCGGTTCCCCGAGAGATACTCCTATGGAAAAAAATAAGCCGTCGCTCAAATCCGAAGTGGTCATGATCCGCATTGCTGCCTCCACCAAAAAAGAGCTGGCGCGCAGAGCCAAACACGCCAAAATGCCTATCGGCAGCTATGTTCGACAGTTGCTCGAAGATTACGCGCCTGGCCGTGAAACTGACACGCTTGCAAAAAATATCGTGACTAATTAATTTTTCTCTTGACAAAGCTCGTTTGTGTGTACAAACTGCATTACAGTACCACAAATGAGGTAGCCGCAAATGAGCACTTATGTACCCTACGGAGATCGATCAGTGACGCTGGAGTTTGGCTCTGGCTACGCGATCTCCGATTATCGAACCTGCCCGATTTGTCTACGCGAATGCGAGAATCGCGGCGACGATGGGGATAGGGAGTGGCACGCATCTGGCCTGTACTTGGGCGATGCGGGTGAAGGGCCAAATGGGGTCTGGTACTGCTCGGACTCTTGCCGCTCGCAGGCAATGTTTCAAACGCTTACCGCAGAGCAACAGGCGGCGATGAAAGAGCTAGTCTACTCGCTATCCAGACTGGTTGCTCTGGCAAAGCAGATTGGAATGAGCTACGACCACGACCTGTGCCAATGGGAAGTGCCGATAGAACACCCACTCTACGCTTGGGGATTCAACGAGTTCAAACTGCGCGCCCTTTTAAAGGCTGGGGATGCCGCATATCACAATCTTCACGGCAGCGCCGATATCGAGCAACCAACATGGATGTACGACGCAGAGGAGGGGGAGTGAATCTTTTCGGCATCATCTTTGTGGTGGTTATGGGTACGCTGGTGATTCTGGCTGTGGCTATCGAATACGCTGCCGTCTGGCTGTTGGGGGTGAAGTGATGGTACAAGATCAACACTTTGAGCGTCTCTATGCAAATTCCGCTGGTCTTTGGAAAGGCTTGATGAATGCGGTTTGGGTATCCTCAATCCTTGCGGCTCTGGGGTACGGACTCTGGCGAGTGATTGTATGGATTTTTCTGATTTTGTGTACAGTAGCCGCATCCAGCCAGGAGCTACCAGGTACTCCGCATCGCCCACAACTGCCTAACACCTTCATAGCCTATTCGATCAGTAAACCAACCGTGGCACATCTGCCGGCGACCAATAAGCCCGAACTCGGCTCGGCAGATTGGTTCCATGCGTGTGGGCATCACCATTTGGCAAAGATTATTCCTGTAATCATGCGTGTCGACTTCAACTTTAGCTACGAAAAACCACGGAGAAAGTAATGGTTAAGATCGAAAATCTTACTGCGGAACAAACTCAGCGCCTTAACGAATGGTGTGACAAGTGGACGTCTATTGGTCTATCTACAGAGCCAGCTAATCGAGTTGAGGCGGAGCGGGCCATCAATCTGGCCTATGAGTCCGCAGGCAAGGCGCATCCACGCATTGTATGGTGTGAATCCCCGCTATCCCAAGGTTTGACGAGAGCAATTGTCCTCAATCTTCCGGCCAGCGTCGGGGCCAGCGTCGGGGCCAGCGTCAGGGACAGCGTCAGGGACAGCGTCGGGGCCAGCGTCAGGGACAGCGTCGGGGCCAGCGTCAGGGACAGCGTCGGGAACAGCGTCTGGGCCAGCGTCTGGGACAGCGTCAGGGCCAGCGTCGGGAACAGCGTCTGGGACAGCGTCTGGGACAGCGTCGGGAACAGCGTCGGGAACAGCGTCAGGGCCAGCGTCAGGGACAGCGTCAGGGACAGCGTCGGGGACAGCGTCAGGGACAGCGTCAGGGACAGCGTCAGGGACAGCGTCTGGGACAGCGGATATGGACAACATGACGCCGGGTGGCTGGCCTTCTACGATTATTTCCGCGAAGTATGCGGCTTTCGCGATCAAACTAGGTTATTAGAGGGATTGACGCTACTTGCACAGCATGCGGGATGGTTCCTTCCTCATGAAAAAATATGCTGGGTTTCTGAGCGGCATAGCATCTTACATCGCGATGAAGAAGGCCGCCTGCATTGTGAAGATGGACCAGCTTTGGGATACCCAGATAGGTTTTCTATTTGGGCATGGCATGGGACACGAGTACCGCAGATCGTAATTGAAAATCCCGATGCAATCACTGTCGAGCAGATATCGAAAGAAGAAAATGCCGAAGTTCGGCGCGTCATGGTTGAGCGGATGGGATGGCATAGATTCGTACAGGAGTCTAAAGTCCTGGTTATCCATTCGGATACTCTACATTCGCGCTTCCCCAAATTAGAACCATCGGCGCTTGTCGATAATCGCAATCCAGAAGCAATGGAGTATATCGAAGGCGAAGAGCAAGCCGAACTGCTTGAGAGTTCTATCTTGCGCGATTTTGAAGATCGCCCACTGCGATTCGTGCGGCTTGTTTGCCCCAGTACTGGGAAAATGTATATCCAGCGTGTTGCCCACAACGAAACTCGGGTTTATGAGGCCGTAGGACGGGCATTCAAGAAAACTGAGGCAGAGTACAAGTCGGGCAAATACATCAGGCAGGGAGATGTCTTGGTCTGGTGGCTAGATCAATCAGACGCGCGGCTTGTACAGCAGCACAGTTGACGGATTTTCCTGCGCTGGGACGCCAGCGTACAACCACAACACTAACCCAAAGAGGTTCATATATGGATCGCATTCCACAAAAAGCAAAACGCATTCTCACTCGCCCGTTGGCTCTAGGTGAACAGTCTGGACATCACCACTCTCTCTGTACCGATGAAGCTGATGCCGTGGAGATGTACGAGAGGGATGGGCAGATTTTTGTTCGCGTGCTCGACGATACTCCACTTCAACATCAGGAACACAAACCACACCTATGCCCCTCTAATGCAGAGGGCGAAGTCATCATCGCAGAAGAAGTGAACGATTGGGGCAGGGCTCCGGTAAGAGACTAATACCAATATGCGCCGCATTCTTAACTAGGCGCGGCGCATGTAATACGGAGGGAAACATGGAAGCTGTACTGGACCGCACAAAATTTATCGGAGGAAGCGATGCCGCTGCGATCCTTGGCGTATCGCCCTATAAAACCCCTTACCAGCTTTGGATGGAGAAGACTGGGCAGGTGGAGGACGATTTCGATGTATCCCGCGATAAGGTACTGCGGCGAGGGAAGATGCTTGAGCCTTACGTCATCGAAATGACGCGCGAGGAATATGGAATCGAGATCGTCTCCAGGAATCAAAGATTTTGCGATCCCGAACTGTCATTTCTCTCTTGCGAGATTGACTTTGAATGGATGGATGTAAATGGAGTCCAGAACGCCGACGTTAAAACCGTCCATCCACGCGTGGCCTATCAGTGGGGCGAACAGGGCACAGACGAGATTCCACTCCACTACACAGTCCAGTTTCTCTTCGGCCAGATGATACGCGGCTGTGAGCGCACACTCTGCTCGGCAATGATTGGGGCCGACGATCTGCGTATCTATCGCACTGAGCGTGACGAGGAAATGATCTCGCTGATCCGGCAACGCTGCATTGACTTCTGGGAGATGGTTGACAAGCATGTAGCGCCGCCCATCACCAGCCTCGCAGATGTGAACCTTGCTTGGCCAAAAGATAGCGGTAACTCGATTGAGGCTACATCGGAGATCGTGGAGATTATCGAGCGGTACAAGCTTTTCAAGAAGGGCTTGGCGGGTGACGAGGCCAAGTGTGAACTCATGGAGCTGGACATATTCAAGTTCATGAAAGATCACACCGAAATAGTTGATTCAAATGGTAAGAAGCTGGCTACACGAAAACTACAAGAGCGGAAGGGATACACGGTAGAGCCTGTCAAGTTCCGCGTGTTCCGCGCCGCATAGATATACGGAGGAAACAATGTCAGTCGCTGAATTGAAGAAGGCTACCGGAACATCGGAGCTCGCGTCCAAAACCAAGTCGTTCACCTTCCCAGAGATGCTGGAAGAGTACAAGCAACAAATTGCTCTTGCCCTTCCAAAGCATCTCAATCCTGACCGCATGGCGCGCATCGCCCTTACGGAATTCAGGAAAAATCCCGAGCTTGGTAAGTGTGATCCTCGCTCAGTATTTGCGAGCATCATCATTGCCGCACAGCTAGGCCTTGAGCCTGGCGTCATGGGGCAGGCTTACCTGATTCCATATGGCGGGACCTGCTCACTGGTTCCAGGCTGGCAAGGATATGTGGATCTTGTATCGCGCTCAGGCCGCGCCAGCGTGTGGACCGGAGCCGTCCACGTGGGTGATGAGTTCAGCTACCAGATGGGGACTAGGCCAGATTTGAAGCATGTACCCGGAATGGAATCTGACGACGATACGCCATTCACGCATGTCTATGCGGTGGGATGGGTACGCAACTCACAGTGGCCAGCAATTGAAGTGTGGTCGCGCAGCAAGGTGAACAGGCATCTCAACCGCTACAACAAGGTTGGGAAAAGGCATTATGCCCTACAGAACGAAAACAATCTTGAGATGTATGGTCGCAAGGTCGCGCTTTTGCAGGTTATCAAATACATGCCAAAGTCCATTGAGGTTGCTACGGCAGCCAACCTGGACTATTCAGCAGATGTTGGCGGACAGACGATCAGCGTGAAGGAAGCTATCGAGGGAACCTTTATCCCGGCAGGATATCAAGACGAAGCTCCCACGCTTGAAGGTAGCCATGAAACATCTCAGGATGAGAAGGAGGCCAGAGCCGCATTCGACGTGATCGGTTGGGATGAAAAGCAGATACAACGCTTCGTCGAGCAGTACAACTCGGACTGGTCGAAAATTCGAGCTGAGGCCAGCATCCTAGCTTCCAAGCAGGTTGGGGTGGACGCGTGAGCCAATCCATCCGATTTGCCTGCGATGTCTGCGGGGCCGAAAAGGGCATAGCGAACCACTGGTTTCTCTGCATTCCAATGAGGCATACTTTCAAGCTCATGAAGTGGGATGCAGGGATGGCAATGGGGAGTTACGCGAAGCACATTTGCGGCGAGAGATGCGCAATCAAACTTGCTAGTCAGTGGTTGAACTATAAGGAGACGCCATGAAGAAAATGTATGTAGTGATGAACGTTCCGTCTACGGGAATCTTTCGCAGACCAAAATCTAACAGGCTAGTGGATGGCGACAATCGCTCTATTAAAGTCAATACGATGCCGCTATATCCAAGCCGTATAGCGGCAGTTTCTGCTGCCAAGAGTCGTTCGGAATATAGCAGATATCTACCGTTCGTCATGGCTGTCGAGATCATCGAAAAAACCAGCAGGGTAAAGAGGACGCGCCATGCCATTTCCAAAAAATCTTGAGGAGTTGAAAACCGCTGGCTATGTATTTAGCGACTACGGCATATGTCGCTCGTGCCAGGCGGAGCTGGAGTGGTGGCGAACCCCCAGGGGCAAGCTAATCCCAATGGATACGATGGAGCGCGGCATCTCTCCAGCAATCACACACTGGTCTACATGTCCAGATGCCGACTTGTTCAGGAGTGGATCATGAAAAAGCGGCCAGATTGCTTGAAGTGTAGTGGCCTGGGATTTATTTTCGTCTTCCGGCGCGCCAAGATGTACGGCCCTGGCATAATTCATCGCTACGCCAAGCCATGTAAAGATTGCAGTTCTACTGGAAAGAAGGCGGTATGAAGACAAAAAAGCAAACAAGAGATTTGAGTCGTGGCACCTTCAATGTGACTAGTAATGATACTGGCTACGAGTGGGATTTAGGGGAGGTCAACACTGGAAGTTTTCAAAGAATCGCCGATGCCTGCGAACTTATAGCTAGAAATCACGCACAACTCATCGCTGATCGCGATATGTATGAGAAATGGTACGTGGAGTGGAGAGATCGCGCGGAACACTATGGCCGTTCTGTATCTGCACTGCGCGGGGTGATTACAAGGATGAAGTCTGGGGAAAGGACATTATGACTCTCCGCACAAAGATGCTGATTTTGATAGCTATATCCGTATTGATCGTGAGACTTACGATCCGATATCAATATCTCCACCAACCAGTCGTTACGACGTCGCACATTGTTTGCATTGTTTTAGGTGGGTCTTTAGTTTCATGCCATATGACCCGCGGCGGGCACGGATACCAATAGCTCACTTCTCAACCCACAACTTGTTTCGCTCAATCATCCCATCATTCTTGGCTACGGCTTCCTGGACGCCCTTCAGATCGCGCTTCTTGATTGACGATCCGCGTAGCATAAGCCGATTGTTGACGATGCTGTTTTCGATAGCAATGCGGATGTTGTTCTCTCCGCGCTTCTTGTTAAGCGTAGCGCCACCGGCAGACAATTCCTTCACGATGTCCTGAGGACGCATCGGCTCTCTTGATCGATCCAGCAGCTTCTCTACTGCCTCGATAGGGGCCATGTTCACGTAGTCCAAGCGTTGCAGGCTTGGGTACTCATCTGTCGGCTCCATACCCGAGGCGCGCTCTAGTTCCGCGCGCGCCTCTTTGTAGGTGATGAGTTCCTTCTCGATATCAGCAATTCTCTTGTTTATCAGGTCTAATGGTCCGTTTGTCATTTGTATTTCCTATAGCGCTTGGCACAGCGGGCCTATGGTTGGTACATAGATAGTACACTAAATCCTTGAACGTGTCGTATTCGTCTTCCGCCATTTTCTGGTATTCCAAGTGTACATGCGTGTACCGTCCTAGTGTCAAGAAAAGAGATGCGAGGAGCGATAATTTTACTGTCCGCCAATAAGATTTTCTTAGCCTCTTTCTCATAATGGGGACTTCCTGGCTGGGCAGGTGCTTGAGCAGGCTGAGTCCGAGTTTGTACCATTCGCAGGCTCCAATAAAGAGTGATGCGGATAGGATTAGGGTTGAATTTCCAGGGGTTGAGGTGGCAGAAATTACCATGTGAAGGCTCCTTGCAGGGTTTGGCCCAAAATCCCTTTTGAATCCCGCATATCCTTGCATCGAGGTCCGTGGCTGTTGGGTGGATGCGATGAGATTGCCATCAACCTTAGTAACCGGACAATGGTACCGAAGTGGTATATGTGTGGAAATCTATTTGATGTCAGGATTTTGTCAGGCACGACTTGAAAAACGGTGAGTAAACATTGGGAATTGCAGGGTTTTGTCGGGAGATACATCCGTGCGGGCGACGAATTGTAAGTCGTTGATATGGAATGATTAAACGATGACAATCCAATGTTGCGGAGACAAAACATCCGTGAACTACGAATCAGTAGGCCGGAGGTTCGAATCCTTCTGGGCGCACCATTTAGAATCATAGAGTTAAGGTCAATTTACCCAGTCCTGTTGCGTAGCAATGTCAGGCAATATGTCAGGCATCACCACAGTTTTACAATTGTTGCGGTTAACGATTTCGGCTGATTCGGCAATCCCAGGGTGCAAATACTTCTGCGTAGTACTCAAACTGGAGTGACCTAGTAACCGCATCAGCGATGCCACATTCCCGCCACCCTCAAGGTACCGGGTAGCGTAGGTGTGGCGGGCTGAGTACAGCACTATGTTTTCGGGCAGGCCCGGCAATCCCTCTTCGCGCGCCCGTACATTGGCCGCCTTGAGAGTAGCCAACCACTGTTTTGAGACGGTAGTGCGGTAGCCGGGAGTCGAATCAGCCGGGAATACCCACTCGCCCGCAGCCTGGCGTGCCCGTAGGCGTGACCGGACACGGTTAGACATGGGCACGTATCGTCTGGAGCGCAGGGACTTGCCATGGGGCACCAGAGCGCGATCACGCTCCCACGAGATATGCTCCCAGCGCATGCGCAGGACTTCTTCGGGCCGCATCCCACAATCAAGCATGAGAATCAACACGTCCGCCAATGGGTCTGGAGCTTCCTTTAGCAGCAAGCGTTCCATCCACGGCTCGATAGTCCCCTCCCTTCCGTGCTCCTCGCGCAGCTTGATCTTTGGCGCGGCGCGTATGACCCCAAGCTCGGCGGCATAGGACAGCATGCGCCGTAGGGTACGAAGAGCAGTGTTGGCGTTTGATGGCCCGCCCGGAAAGCTCAGCACTGCGGCATCCGGCGTACCAATCTGATCCATGCGCATGCCGATCACGTCCGTAACTTTTAGCAAACGCCAGCCGTTCCTGTAATAAAGCTCGGTATCCTTATCGATGGACCCGGCCTGGAGTTGTTGTTGATTGAACTCAAGGAACCGCTTAGAGAATTCCATGAGCGTAGGAGCTTTGCGCAGAAACACGTTGCCGCCTTGCTGTCTGATCTCAGTCTTCCTGATAGACTCAAACATTTCGGCCCTGGTCTTCACGGCTTCCCGCGTCGATCCCCAGTAGGCTACGCCGTCAACTTCAAATTGGTAGTGCCAGTATTTACCGCGTTTTCTTAGCATAGGTGTCCTCGAAGTGTGCCCGCACGGAGGGTACTCGCTTGCACTTGTCCAAGTGTTCAAGCACATGCGGCAAATAATACCGCACCCTGGCGTTGCGCCCATGCCCGAGTTTTAGGTAGGGGAAACCGATTCCTTGGCACCGCTCACGTTGCAGCGTCTTAATGCTTGTTTTTAAGAACTCTGCCATCTCTACTTCTGTCAAAAGGCACTCTTGTGGATCCATATCGGTACACGTCCGTACTCGTTATACTCAACACAAAAGTTACGTTTGGCAACATAAATCATTGTGGAAATCGGAAGATAGTACTCATTTGATATCCCGAATATAATTTTCTTATCACTAATTGCATTTTGTGTTGACAAAATATCCTGATCCGTACTACGCTCTCGAACATGGTAAGGCGCGATCCACTCACCGCATCACAGAAAGCCACCTTCATAAAAATCAAAAACCTGATCCGGCAACTTGGCTATTCCCCCAGCTATCGCGAGATCGGCGGCGAGCTTGGCATACAGGCTGTGGCCGCACGGAAGCTTGTGCTACGCCTTGAGGCCAAGGGCTATATCGGACGCGCGGACAAGAAGAGCCGCTCGCTGAGGGTGCTGTAATGGCCAATCCCTTTCGCGCACGTGGCCGCACGCAGCACGTTCCAGGACGCATGAATGGTCTTGAGACTAAGTACGCCTCCTTGTTGAATGATCGCAAAATGGTCGGCGAGATACATTCCTGGCGCTTTGAATCGATCAAGCTTCGCTTGGCGAATAACACATTCCTAACTCCTGACTTTCTCGTCGTGTTGGCCGATGGGTCGGTAGAGTTACACGAGGTTAAGGCTAGGTGGAAGAAAGAGGATCGTGCCCATTGGGAGGATGATGCTCGGGTAAAGGTGAAAATTGCCGCAGAAATATATCCAGAGTTTCGTTTTATCGGCGTGTCATGGGATAGCCGCGAGGGTTGGAAGTACGAACAATTCAACTGAGTTGTCCTCCATTAACCCGGCGGGTGCTCGTCACATCCGCCGGCCTTTTTCAGGATGAATCTATGGGACAGGGACCAAAAAGAATTTGCCAGCGCAGCCACTGCAATGTATGTGGGGCCGGAGCGATGTTCATCATATCGCGGCACAAGATGCACGAGCCTCTATGCGAAGGATGTTTTGAGTGGTTACTTGAGAACAGCACGCAAGAGATTATATTTGCCCGCCTCGATAGCCATTGCGACTGCTCGCCCATCATTGGCATGAGACCACGCGGCACCAAACCAGCATCGACGCTGACCGAAAAGCGGCAGCCATTTGGTGCCGCCATACAGGATCGGGCGTATTACCAGAGCTACTACGAAAAGAATCGTGGCCGGATTCTTGAGCGGGCCAAGCTGCGTAACCGGGCCAGGGGTGCGGCATGAAAAAGATATTCCACTTACTCAATCCGTTTCACAAGTGCCGCTTCGATACGCAGTGGGGCATCTATCTCACCCGCTCCGGCGCAGAGTATCTATTGCGTTGCCGTTGCGGTAAGCCAATGGAGGTAAACGCGGTATGACACACGAGCACAGCGCCGAAGAAGAAGTATGCTGCCTGGGTGATGACAGGCATTATCTCAACTGTCCCAATATGCTTCCATGTCCAGGATGCGGCTATGTTGAGAACCGCCACGCCCACGATTGCAGAATGTCGCGCGCGCGTAATGGTGAAGAAGAGTGAAGCTGCGCCTTCTCGATCTCTTTTGCGGGCGATTTGGATGGAGCAAGGCATTCGCTGCGCGGGGATGGGAATGTATCGGAGTCGACTTAGTACGACCTCTAGAAATTCCAATGGGTTGTGAATTTGAGCAACGGGACGTCTTGCAGATGAACATCGATACGATCAAATTTTTCAACGTCGATTTCATCTGCGCCAGCTCGCCTTGCGGAGAATTCAGCGTGCACGGCATGAAGCACTTCCATCCCAATCCAAAGCATCCAGAAATGGGGATCGCACTCTTCAATCACACGCGCTCGATATGCGAAGCCAGCGGCGTTCCCTATGTGATGGAAAATGTCAGAGCCGCACAGCAGTTTGTGGGCAATGCAGTGCATCATTGCGGTTCTTTCTACCTTTGGGGCAATGCTGTGTCTCCGATTCTCCCACAAGGGATTAGTAAAGGATACAGTCAAATGCGCCGGGATGGTCGATACCCATCACGCGCTGGTATCGACCATCTCATGTATATGGATAAGAAGATCAGGGCTGCCGCACTGGCTACCATCCATTCCGAATTAGCAAGCTGCATTGCTGAATATGCGGAACAGTTGATCGGAATGAAGGTGCTCGCATGAAGCGCCCCTACATTATCCCCATACGCAAAAAGCTGCGGCGCGGTCAGCCGAATGCGGATGAGAAGGAAGCCTTAAGGTTAGCAGTTTACGAGCGGGCACGTGGACGATGTGAGTTGAAGCTATCTTCGTCCTGCAAGGATATTCCTCTCGCGTGGGATGGCCCAGACCCGTGGAGTCACGGACATCTTGTACACCTCAAGGCAAAGCGCAGATATGGCTGGGGCCTAGATAACTTGGCTTGGGGATGTGCGCATTGCCACCTCGTAGAATTGCACAATCCTAAGCCTTGTCCCCCAAAACCAAAGATGGAAGGTGTTGCATGAAACTACCTACATGGTTCCAAAGATTCCGCAAGTCTAAAACTTTGCCGAAAGGCAAGCTACACTGCTCAGATTGCGGTACTCCCATTCACCGCCACGACCGCTACCGGATCATAGAGGCGCGGCATCAAAACTGCCGAGATACGAAGCTAGTCGGACAGACCAGTATCCCGGAGACGGATAAGTGAGTTCGGATTTCGAGGGAGTTCTGCCGGCCAGTCTCGATTCGGAGAGGTCTGTACTCGGGGCAATTCTGCTCGATAATGCGGCGTTCTATGAGGCCTCGGAAAAGCTAGCCTCTGAAGACTTTCATTTATCAAGCCATCAACGTATCTTCGCGCGTATGTCAGACCTCATTTCATCCGGTCACGCCATAGATATCGTGACGCTGGCCGAGAGTCTGTCCAAGAAGAAAGAAATTGAGGCGGTAGGCGGCGTGGCCTACGTCGCCAGCCTTATGGAAGGACTTCCATACCGCATCAGCATCACCGAATATATTGAGATTATCAAAGATAAGTCTGTTCTACGGCAGACCATCACACAAGCTTCGCGCATCATCACCGCAGCCGCAGACCAGTCTACCGACGCCGATGAAATAGTAGCTGAGGCACAGACAACATTCCAAACTCTGGCCGAACAGAATATCGCATCTGGACTGCAAAGCTTTGGGGAGTACGTCAAGCAACAATACCCCAGAATCGACGCAATCTTTGAGCAAAATGCCAGAGCAGATGGAATACGATCCGGGCTACGCGAGCTTGATAGGCTGACGTGTGGATTTCAGAGGCAGGATTTGATTGTGATAGCAGCTCGCCCTGCAATGGGCAAGACGAGTGCGGCGTGCTGCATAGCGTTAGAAGCGGGAGTAGTTCTTAATAAGAAAGTCGCATTCTTCTCTCTTGAAATGGCGAAGCGCGCTATCTTAAATAGGATGCTTGCCGCACGCGCTGGAGTGCCGCTGTGGGAGATTCAGGAAGGCCGCACCACGGATACCTCCAGGCTGCGTGTAAGCACGGCCCTGGGAGAGATTGCCGAGGCTCCAATCTATATCGATGATGCTCCGGGCCAGAGCATTCAGCAGATACGATCAAAGTCTATGGTTCTAAAGAATAGAGCCGGACTTGATCTCATTATCATCGATCAGCTCAACCACATCACTCCGCCAGAAGGATCACGGCGCTACGGCAATCGCGTACAAGAGGTTGGCATGATAACGCGCGGCGCAAAGGCTATGGCAAAGAGCTTGGATATTCCAGTCATCATCCTGCACCAGCTTAGCCGTGAGACTGCCAAGCGTACAGACCATGAACCAGTCTTGTCTGACCTTCGCGAGTCTGGTGACGTTGAGCAGGATTCCGACTTGGTGATCTTTCCACATCGGCCAGAATACTACGAGCCAACTAACGAAGAATTAAGGGGTAAAGCAGTCTTTATCGTTGCGAAACAACGGCAAGGTCCGATAGGCCGGGCTAGTTGCGAATACATTGCCGAGCAGTGTAGATTTTGGGATGGAGAGAGGAAGTATGGTAATTAAATTTCTACGCAATCGAATCTGGCCATGGTCTGAGATAGAGTGGCTTAAGGGTTTACTCGAATATCATCGCAGGACAGCCGAAATGTTCCAGGATGAACTATACAGGGCTGATCCATTCTGGTTTACGAAGAAAGTCATCGAGCTTCACAAGGATGATCCCAGAACAAACACCGTGATAACGGGGGTGCGTAATGGGATGCAACACTAATTTCGTCTGCATTACATGCCGTAAGTCATACTATTGTGGATATGGTAGCTATGGATGCGTGGAAGAAAGAGTGAAAAAGGCTCCGCAATCCGAGCACGAGGGGCATGATACTTTTATATTTTCCGAAGATTATGCTTCCATTGAAGAAGGTGACCTGGTGATAGATAATTTACGCGGGGAGTCAAAGGAAGATCGCATGCTGGCCAAAAGCTATAGCGAATACGAGCAAATAGATCTATCTGGCGGAAGGTGATTTTATGGCAGATGAAATAGGGTGGCAGAATGGCTTCTGGTTTGCATCAGATATTGCAACCAAAGTCTGCACTTTATGCGGTGCATGGGTAGACTATCGATTCACCGGGAAGTACGAGGAGTTTCATCGGCTGATGGCCGATCATCAAACTCGCGTCGATATCTCATGTAATCCAGAAGCGTAAAGCATCCCCAGGCCGCATGCGCCAAGTGTGGTACGTTGCTTTCCGGGTCCGTCTCTTCTCCTCCCCAGAATGCCCACAGGTGTCTTAAGATGGCTCCAAATACTCTGCGCCACTTCATGCCTAACCGCCAATTATCATCATCGTATTTCTTGGCCCCGAACGTATAGACAGCGACAAGCTGGCTTAAGGCGTATGGAGGAAGCAAGTCATAGCGTGGTTTTCCTTCGTCATACTTTACACCTTCAGACAGCTTCGGCATGCGCATACCTTTCGACGAATAATTCGAGCGATGAATAGACCTCAACCCACGGCAAGTAATGGAATATGTTTTCTTCCCCGCCAATCACAATTGGTTTTTTACCTAACGCAAGAGCATATCCAAACTCTACATGCCGGCCTCCGCGCGGTGTGCCCACGAGTGGGTCTTCGGAGAAGAAGACGATGACATCTGCCTGCCTAACATCCTCAAGGTCGATCAGGGCCGTCTCTTGATAAAACTCTGGGCTATGATCTCCAAGCTTGCACTGTAGCGGTTCGTCTTCATGGAGCCATCGGCTGGTGACATGTATCCTCGCTTTCTCTAATATCCGAGCGTGCTCGCGAAGTTCATTTCTTCGAGAATATCTGCTTGCTAGATAGACGGATAGCATTGACGTTTCTCCTTTACCACAGATTCTTAAACGCGCCTAGCTTGGCGAGTCGCAGCATCTCGACTTGAAATCTTTCTCCATGCCTCTTATAGGGAAGGAGTTTTAGATGAACCATTTCATGCAACAATGCCATGTGGGTCATGCGTCCCTCGATGGCATATTCTGGGCTAATCAAAATGAACGGCCCTACATCTTCCTCGTCAGATGTTCCAATACATCCTTTATGCGGGGCATAAATGATGTCCGTATCGTCTGGAAGCGAACCTCCGAAATACTTAAGATTGTCATCGCGATACCATCTCCTTAAGTAAGTTCCTTGGAATATCATTTCAGCCTCGTCTTATAGAGCTTCTTTCCCCAGAACGAGGTTCCCTGCGAGATGCGTATTACCTGGGGAAACCACTTATCGGAAACATGGGTAAGCAGCGTTAGACCCTGTTCTGAGTTACGGTAGTCTGGGACGCTGAGGGGCACTCCGAAGTAGATTCCATCTCCCTTTCCGGGCACGCCAAGCATAGACAGATTTCCATTTTCCAGGGCACAGAAGTGTCTATCTCCATTCACGCTGCGCCATAACATACATAGGCGCTCACAGTGTCCGGTAAGCACGTTGCTCATTCGATCTTCAAGCAGCGCATTGGCGGTGAATCCTGTCTTCTTGCGGGCTATGTAGCCATGCTCTATCCAGAAATTCTTCTCTGGCGGTAAAGATGGGTGCAGCCACAGGCCACGCGGATACTCTCCAGCATGCTTGAATGGAACTCCCAACTCGTTGAACCGGAAGATAGACTCATACCTATAGGCATCACGTATCACTTTAAGCTCAAGCAGTTTTTTGGCGTTGGTGTCTGCATTGGCTATAGCCCTCATAACGCGGAATTCATGGTTGCCGGCGGTGATGAGAATGCGTTCTGGCTTCGTCTCTTTGACTAACCTCTTGAGGAGAGTTACGCCGCGGTCTATCTCGCTTTCAAGCTCAACGATAGATCGCTCATTGATCTGAGTCTTCACCGTGGGATGAGCGCTGAGGTTGAGCAAGTCCCAGATGTCACCGTTGAGTACTAGGACTTCTGGTTTGAAATCGCGGATGATTTGCTGCGCTACATCTACCGCATCCCTATCCTCGAACGGTATTTGAAGGTCATTGATTACTGCTGCACGAAATTCAGCCATCGCGCCTCCTTTGTTGATAGAGCCGTTGCATGAGCTTGGTTGTGGGGGATTGAGCTATAAGTTTGCACGTGATTCTGCCCAGCTCAGATTGACGGTAGCGTTGTGATTTTTCTCTACCTTTGTCCGTGCTGTCATATTTTTTCTGGGTAAGCTTGCCGCCAGGAGTTTTCCCATATCGTCTCTGTGTTTCAAGACCTTTATCGCTCTGCTTGTAGCGAGCGCGTGCAGCTTTCCCTTTTTCGCCTTGCCAATATCTTTGCTGCGCAGCTTTCCCCTTCGCAGATTTTTGATATCTGCGCCGACTTTCTATTTTTGACATGTCAGCGTTTAATGATTTGGCTGCGGGTTCGACCCAGCGTGATGGGTGCTTCTTCCTTCTGCATCTCTTGGTTTAAGCGCCAGCGGTAGATGTGTAGACTGTGCTCATCAAGTCCAGTGTCTTCCAGCTCGCGCATGCGCTCTTTGACCTTTTCTTCTTGCGGCTTGCGGCCAGGCTGAAGCATGCTTTTTAGGGCATAGCGTGCAGAATCGATGACGTCCTGCTCAATCTTTGCCGACCCTTTGTCGGTCTTCAGTACATCGTCCAAGTTTGATGGATCGCGCATTGCCAGAGGAAGCGCGGATATTAGCTCTGGACAATTAGCGGAGATGAACAATACATCGTCTCCCTTGATACCACGGCGCTTTGTTCCAAGGAGAAGGTTGGATATCAAAGCCCATCCGCCTATGCGATCATTGTCTGCACTTCTCGGATAGGGAAATCCGCTGGCGTCCATGATCTCGCCCATCTCTTCGGCGATAGTGTGATGGCTGCTACGTTTGGCAAAGGCGTCTGGCGATAGAAAGAAGTCTTGCAATGAGTTGCGCTCTCCCGCAGGAGTTCGTTCAATGATCTTGCGAGCGATATCTTTCTCAGACAATTCCCTATTTCCACCACCATCTGCAACAGCCTCACCACCAGCGATGTGCTCTCTGTAGATGATGGCAACCTTGAGAGATGTTTTGATGTCCCATCCAAGAATGCTTTTTGCTTCCTGCGGTGAGATTTCACCGCGCGCCGTCCAGTAAGTAGGGCAGTAGTGACCACGGCCCCAGTCCTGAGCAAGCCATTTCTCCCACCACGGCCTAATCAACTCCGATACTTTCTCTGGAGAAAGCACTGTCGCGTCTCGGTCATAGGATCGGCTAAAGAACGCTCCTTCTAGTGAGTCCCACGACCCTTCAAAATCCCGCTTGATGAGCGCGTCATCTTGGCTCACCAGCGACATTCCGTAGTCGCTGCGGGTGGCACAGTACTCTTTCCGCTTTGCTTCAGACCAACCGTAGAAGTCTTCGGGAGTTAGGCCATCGTCGATCAGTGCCGGACGTACCCACTCAACATTGTCATATGGTCCAACGTGGATGAAGGCGTAGTCTTCCGCACGCTCGCGCTGGTTGTACTCGTGGTCATGGAATTTCTTACGCAGGAATCCGATGCCAACACCGCCCATATTGAAGGCGAGCATGAACTTGCATGTTCCCATTGGAACGCCGGGCCAGCGTACAGCCTGCTTGATCTCGCGCAGCTCTTGCTCTGAGAACTGTTCAGCCTGATCTATGAAGATGTCGAAGTAGTTGGCCGACCGGAAGCGCCGGATAACGTCGTCCAGGCTCTCGGCGTAGGTGAAATGGATTTCTGAGGGGGGAGAGTTTTGCAAGCAGGGGAGAACAATCTTGCGTTCTGTCTTATGGTAGTAGGGCATGAGCTGCGGGTATGCCCTAAGCATTACGTCTTCGTGGTAGCGTCTCACCTGATCGGAGTTGCGCATCCCGATGACGCCGATGGTGCCTGGATTCATGATGCGCCGGGCCAGCATGATCCTCTGGATACATCCGCTCTTGTCCCCGCCGCG